TGTGTTCTCCTAATGACTTCCTTTTCTGCAATGACTTCTTCATATCTCTTTGAGATAAAGTCACCCTTAAATCTTGGAAATGAAAGTAGGACTACCTTGCCGTAGTCTGGAAAGCGTGAGTCTACAGAGCCACGGAAAGCCTTATAAATATTATCTGCCGTCTTTGCCTGATCATTACCGCTAGCAGAATCAATTGCAAATCCAGAAATCTCATCAAGGATAGCAGTAAATAGATTCAGACCCTCATGGCTTTGTCTTTCTGAGTGACCAGAATAAACAGTAATAGATTTTTCAAACTTAACACTTGATACCTTATCGTCATACTTTCCAGCAAACCATTGGCATCCATTAATCTTCTTAATAAAATTATCAAAGAAGACATTCTTTGCCTGCTGTGCGTTAATAGCAATGTTGATAATGTCGATAGAATCTCCTGGTGGCTTTCCATAATAACGAGCAGGATCTTTTAGGCACATAAGTTTATAAACTGTATATGCTGTTCCAATGGTAGACGTATGATCTTTTCCACTACCCTTGCCAAGTTGCTGAATGATTTCACTCTTAGTATACTTCTTGTAATGTCTGGCGGCTTCGTCAGGCTCCATAAATCTTTTTAGATCATCTAACTTATAGATCTGGCTCATGCATTCAACAAGATCATATTGGTACTCAGATAGTTCTGGCTGACCTAAGAATTTAGGGTCAGTAACAAATGTCCTAACGTCTACTGGATATTCATCAAAAGGATCGTCCTCAAGAATATTGAGAATATCGCTAAAATCAAGAGTCAATGATTACCGCCTCGTCAGTAGCAGATGATAGCCTACGCATAACTTGTGGCCTGCATCTATCGCATCCTACTGTAACATCTTTAAGAATATTGACAAGAGTTTCCTGCTTTTGTTCCATTGCTACAAGTTCGTCTGCTAACTCCTTGTTATCAAGAAGCCCTGCGCGATGAAGCATTTCGATTCTCTTTGCCTCCATGTCTGCAATAAGTTTAATAGCAGAAGTCTTTGCTGAAAGATTAGAGGTAGTATTTGCTTCCTCAATAACCTCGTAAGCCTTTGAAATAAGTTCTGAGTAGTGTCTATCCATACCTGCCAAAGCCTCTTTAGCCCTAGCATGAATAGCAGCATTGCTTGCTGCCATGGCACGCCACTCTTCAAGATACTTAACTACTTTTGCTCTTGGGATATTGAGTTCTTTAGAGATTTCGGTTTCGTTCGATCCCTTAAGATATTCTGATGCAACTTGATTAATTGTATCAAGATGCCTCACTAAGTCCAGTTCGCTTGACACGCTTTCCTCTCTTCTTGGGGATTGTCTTGACTCTCTCAGGTCTAAAAGCCCTGTATCTTGACGGTATACCCTTCTCAAGTTCAAGGCAATCAATCCATACAGCATCATTCTTTGGATTGGTTACCAATGACATGAACTTAAACTTGGTTCCCCATTCTCCTTGAATCTTAATTATATCACCAGCATTGACCTCTCTACCGTTGGGAGCGGTCATGTGATCCTGACGAACAAATGGATCGTTGCTTGGCTTAGACTTCTTCCTTCGTGCCATATGTTTGCAACCTATCTATCTCGTTGTTGATATAAAATATAGCCTTCTTAAGATCCTCAATGTGCTTATCTTCATTCTTTAGACCAGCACGCCAAAGGTACTTAATTGCATTACCTATATTATAGTTCCTGTGACGAGTAATGTCAATACACTCTACACCAGATGGATCAGATGTGTAGTGCTTTGGCTTATTAACCATGTCTTCCATTACGACCTCTTCTTTCTTAGACCGTGCTTCTCTAACCATAGATAAATAGTTTCAGTTGATGTTCCACATTCCTTGGCAATATCCTCTGGCCTTTTTTTGTCCATAATATATCGCTTACGCATCCACGCTGCATTCTGATATAACTTCATGAGTTCTTTGGCTCCGCTATAAGTTTAGACCAGTTCTCTCTAGAGAACCAGCCAATGGCTACTGCATCAGCAATATCATCGTCGTCAATTTTAACATCAAATCTTGTATTAATCAAGCGCATGGTTCGCTGCTTTCTAAAAAGTCTTTCCTGTCCCTTGTACCAAGAGTTCGATCTTCCTGGTGTCTTGTCTCTAATGGCTTTCTTCTCTGCCTCAGTAAGCCTCTTATTTCCAATCCAGTTTTGCCATTGAACAGGAGATGTTGACACGATCTTCTTTGCACCATTCATAGATAAAGCACCCATGATTGATCCTTGTACTAGTGCCAAATGCATAGCAGTTTTAGGACTGTTTGCATAAATGGCAGATTCAATAACAACAAACTCTACTGGAAACTGCTTCGAATAGGCATAAACTTTTTTGCAAGAGTCACCAGCCTTTTGATAAACATCCTGTCCTTGAAATCTAATCTTGCCATACTTCATTAACTCTCCATCAATAAAATGGCTAAACGCTATGGAGTTTGTTGATGAATCAATAGCAAAGATATTATTTGGTTTTCCTATGTCACTTATCGTCATTGGCTAAATTCTTTATCTCTCTTAATACCCTGTCTAACTTTTTAGAACTAGACATACATTGTGTGCAAAAGCCAGAATCGTTATACATACTAAGAATAGTTCCGCATCCGTTAGAGCATCTGCGTTCTTTGTTCTTTCTATTCTTAATTTTATTTATTTGATATCTAGCCATTATCTTTTCTTTTGTCGCAGCATCACGACACTCTGGCGAGCAATAAATCTGATTTGATATTTTGGTCATGAATGATTCATCACACCAAACACAGAATTTATTTATCACGCAAGTTTCTCCAAAGGACTTATTTTTAGTACACCCTTACCAGCATTATCGCATGTGCTTTTAACAGGACAGTTCTTACAAATCTTAGAATTAGATCTGTATGGCTTGATTGGAAGAGTCTGATCTGTCCAGGCAGACCTTACATCTCGCATCCATTGGAAAGCCTTGTCAAGCCATTCAGCATACTCTGGCTTTAGTTCTACTGGAATGATATGCAGTTCGTGAGAATTCTTAGACTCATAAACAAATAGACCCTTGTCCTTATTCATGATCTTCATATAGATCAACAACTGAATTAGGTGGTAATCTGGTGGTTCGTTAGAGGTCTTACGATATTGGAATGACTCTTCCCTCATAGTCTTAATTTCTATTGGGTAATCATATGAGTTCCAATCAATTACTCCATCAGCAAATCCAAAAATGGGTGGGTCATCATAAATAACCTTTACTTCCTTTTCCTTTAGGATTCCAGACTTCTCCATAGCAGTCTGAATTCTGTCATGTGAGAGAGTGCCATTTGACATATTAGCGACAGCATATGCGTCTGCATCGTCTGCAAACTCTGCACCGTCGAATGCTAAATACCAGTAGCGAGGACACTCTCCATGACCGTATGCAATTGATGATGGACTAAAAGACTTCTTCTTTTGATGCTTTGGTCCACGATCAACTAGATATCCAGACTGAATCTTTTCAATTAGTCCATCTACATTTATAGCAGATTCCTTTGGCTTAACCATAACCTGCTGAATCAAATTCTTAGCCATAATAACTCCTTGTCGAATACTTAAGCGAATCGACAAGTCTGTCAATCGCATCTCTTGCTGAATAATATATGTTTTTCTTTGCACGATCACTTTTATTTACATGGGCGTGCCATGAAGCGAGCATAGCAAACTTGGTTGAATAAGACTGTAACTGAACTATAAGCGTAGTAGCCTTTGCTGGTGGAATATCTGGATTGACAATTATCTTAGCGATAAGAGCCAACGCCTTCTCTAATTCCTCGTCTTGCATATACTCTGCAATGTCAGTAAATTCACTAACACTATTTAGTAACTCAATCGTTGTCTGTTCCATCTACAAGCCTTTCTAATTCTGCCCACTCTATTATAGCAAGCCTAACCTTTTTGCTTCCTTCCCCAAGAACCAACATTAGTGCTGGGGACTTCTTTCTATCTACCTTTAATGTATCAGTAACTATCTTTGCCCATGAATCCTGAGATACTGAATATGACTTAGAGTATTCCTTAATGTCTACAACAAAGTCTTCCCATGATGCATCAGCCTTCTTCATTCCTCTGCCAGAATTCTTATGTGCCTTTGCACCAATACGCTTTATCTCACCGCGTTCTGACACTAGTACCCTCTTCCATAAAGATTTACTTTGCTTAGATGCTTATCAGAACACATCCATGTGAAGTCATATGTCTCACGATAAAATCTAGCGACTGTTACTTCTTCATCACATTTTTGGCAAAAGAATGTACCATCATAAGAACTGAATCTAGCCATTGACGATTGCTTCCAAAGTATCTACGCGAGCCTGATCTTCCTTTAGCCACTCAATGACCTTTGCTCTGCCTTGTAGACGTTCTCCAAGGACTGTGTACCAGGCACCGCCCTTCTCAATCTTGCCAAGAAGTTCTGCGGTATCTACTAGGTCAGCAACCTTATCTACTCCAATAGTATCTCCTTCAAAGTAGAAATCATATGATCCACCAAGGAATGCTGGTCCAGTCTTATTGAAATCAATGTGCCAGTTAACTACCCTGCCAACCTTAGTCTCAATCAACTTATCTCCAGATTGAATCTTACCCTTGATAGCCTGATTCTCAGACTCACTTGACCACAACTTCACTACAGTTGATGAAAAGAACTTTACAGCATGACCACCAGTAGGCTGATGTGAAGCATACATAGCACCAATGTTATTTCTCTGCTGTGAGATAAGAACTAGCAATGTCTGATGATCCTGATTGTTTGCGTAGTTAAGCATCTTAACAGCATTTGTCATGTCTCTGGCCTCTGCTCCAATCTGCTTGGTATTCTCTAGTTGCTTTAGTTCATCAGAGTCTTTCTCAAAGTAGATAGCAGGAAGTAGTGCTGAGATTGAATCAACGATTAGAACATCTACTCCAGCCTTCATGAGTTGAATACCAACATCCACCATATCGTTGATGGTGCGGGCTTGACTGTAAATAAGTTCGTCTACGTTTACTCCTAGACGCTTCGCCCATGTTGGATCGAATGACTGTTCTGCATCTATCCATGCACATACCTTTCCCTCCTTCTGAGCCTCGCCAATCATCTGTAAACAAAATGATGACTTGCCTGCTGACTTGTTTCCCCAAATAAGAATCTGACGACCATAGCCAAAGCCACCACGCAAAGCATTTGTAAGACTAATGCTTGGAGTCTTTTGTAGGTGAACTTCTACATTGGCAGCAGTATCAATTCGCTTACGCAACTTTGGATCAAGTTGTGCTAATACATCGTCTACAGTAATAGTGCTCACGCCAATACTCCGTGCATCCTTGGACGCTCTGAATTAATCTTTGCCTTCTTCTCAAATACATCATGAAGCGAAATGATGCTATATCCCTGGGTAGCCATTCCATCATTACGCAGACCCCAATAAAGATCAAGGACGCGGATAATAATATCTGCTAACTCTTCTACAATCTTTTCTGCACCGTGCTCTTTGCGAATCGCTTCTAGAACTTCCGTTTCCTCTGAATGAATCATAGCAATTTGCTTTAGATAAAAGATTATATGGGTATCGTCATTGTTTGCATCCCAAAATCCCTTTTCTACAGCAGTTTCATGCAGTTCTTTTGATGTTGCGTCTAAATTAATTGACCTCATGCTACTACCTCCTGTAATGTCAATGTTCCTTCCTTTGTCTTGCCCAATGTAATCTTCTTAATAGAACCTGGCTCACACATCATATATGCTTGGGCGAAAACTGATGGGAATGCCACGACAGAAATCATTTCACGACCTGCGCTAGCAAGCGTTACTGTTGCCATTTTCTTTCCTGCCTTAGTTACTCTTGGCTTAAAGGATAGCACATAATACTCTCCTTCACCATATGGCAACTGCTTATAATTTAGAAACTTTACAAGTGGAGATTTATTTCCCTGTATTTCCTCCACAGGAATTGCCTCCATGATTCTGTTAGATCCAGCAAGAATAATATAAGTCCTACCTGCTTCGATTGTAGTTTCTTCTTCATCAAATACTC